TAGGAAGAGACTCGACCCAACCTCCGTGGTCATGAAAGTGTTCTGTTATTGTATCAACTATAACAAAATTTTCCATTTTGGTAAAGTCCATGGATCTAATATCTTCATTTGATACTCGGTAACGTTCAGTTGATACTCCTGCCATTGACATCTCGTTACCATCAACATCTGTTATGTCTGGTGCTGGTACATTTAATATACAAGATGGATCGTTAACAGTCTTGTCAATATCTACATTAACAACTTTTCCAAACTCTTGTTTACGACAGTTTGCTAAGAAAGGCAATATTCCAAGCCAACCTCCAACTATAATTGTAGTAGTATCTTCTGTAATCCAGTTTACTTCTTTTAATTTGTCTAGTAACCAAACTTTACTTTTAATTTGATTTCTACTTAATGCATCGTGCCAGTTTAACTTTGGACTATATGCTATTGCTTTAGACATACGTTTGAGTTCTGATTGTAATTCAGGAAAATAATTTATACTTGCATTATTTGCAAGTACTTCAATATTATCGTCAACTAAATTTTCTAACATAGTTGTTCTTCCTACTAACAGTCTTGCAAAGTAACATACCTCATAGATGTTTCCTTGTTTTGCTTCTGCTAGTTTATTAGCACCCCAGGCTATGTTTTCTAATGCATCAGTTCCGTTTTCTTTTATCCAACCTGCTGTAGCCCATACAGGTTGAGCAATATCTTCTACTACTTGGCAACCTTTCCAAATTGTATTAATTACTTCATTGGGTGCAGATGTAAACTTGATATTATTATCTTCTCTATGATACATTCCAAGTGCTAGTGCTAGTCTTAACTGATTCCATCTTGTTTTTTCTTTAGCAGGTTCTACACATGCTACTAAATCCTGAAAGTTTAAGAAGTTTTCGATTCCAACATTATAAAACAAATGTTCTAAGTCATCGTCTGATCCTGTTTCTAAGTTTCTTCTAAGCCAATGTAAGCTACTACGAAACCCAATAAACTCCTCCATAAAATACAAAAAGGCTATTCTATTTTTTCTAATAGTATCTTCTTTACTTCCTGGTACTAGTCTAGTATTATTCTTTTGTTTTGCTTCTTGTAGTCTTACCATTACTGCCACCATCCAAACAACTTTAAGTTAGTTCTCCAATGTACATCATCATATGTTAAAGGTTTTTCAGGATGTAACTGTAACTGTTTAAAGAGTAAACTAGCACTTTCGTCTAATATTGGCAAGTTAAATCCGTAAACCTCATTTACTGCATCTTGGAGTTCCTTCATGCCTCTTTCTGTTATTGTTTCAAAACTCTTGAAGTATTCATTAAACCATTCGTAATCCCTGATCAATGTGTAGTCAAAATTATTAAAATATAACTGTCTAATAGCAGTACGAGCACCTATAATACTCCATATACCATTTTTAACATCAGCACCAACTGTTAGCCATGTTAGCAATCGTTGATAGTTTGCGGCATGCATTATTTCTTTAATATTGTCTTTATTAATTACTTTTCCAGCTTCGGTTGAAAGTTTAACTCCTTCTCTAAAGCCTACACGAAAAGCCTGATAAGGAGATGCATTTGTATAAACAGTTGAATAACAACCGGGTAGTTCCTTGTACTGTGATTCGTCCCAACAAAAATCAACTTCATCTCGTTCAGTATTTGATGCTTCGTGACTTTTCATTGACATTAGATGTTCTGTATTCCATAGTTTTAATCCGCCATTACCATACATTAATCCATTTGTAAACTGTCTACCGCCCCAAGTGTAAGACATAAATCCTATACCTTTAGGAAGACGTAATTCAAAGAAAGCAGGATCTACTATACTATCCGCATCAACTGTGATTACATATCCAGCATTAGGAAAAACCTGAGCCGCGGCTTTATGACAAGCATCAAATCCTTTAACACCATGTACACGTTGTACTTCTTGATGTGGTGTTGTTAGTTGTAATGTTTTCCAGTTAGCGTCAGCATTTGGCTCATCAAAACTTAGAAATACAATAGGAATATCTCTGGTAGTTCTAGCAGTATGCTTTACATTTCCTGCAAGTATCTTTGCTTTATCGTCTTTTGATAGTTTAAACATTGACATTGTCAAATTCCTTTTCTAACCATTCCCAGTTATTAATTAGATTCATTTTCTCACTATTAGCATATTTTAAACCATGCTTAACTCCAGCTTTTGCTCCTTTAATAACCCACTCTGCATTTAATCCTTCTGATACTGTTGACCATACATGATATCTCACAGATGCTTCGAACACTTCATCAAAGTAATTATGTGTTAGCAAACTTTCTCTATACTTTTCAATTATAATACTTCTTTTGCCGCCTCTGTATGATGACTTAGATTTGCTATCCCAATCTTGTTTTTGTATATGTTCTTCCAACCTAACAAATTCTTTTTCTCTTTGTTGTTCTCTTCTTTTAATTGCACCAAAAACTGAACCTAATGATGCTAGTTTTGCACACTCTCTAAATGCGCCTATAAACGCACTATCTGGTGTTGCGTTAAATCTTGTTTCACAACTAACTTTAGACTTAGCAATAGTAGATGCTCCTATTGTTGTAGACAAATCAATTTCCCAACTGCGACCTTCTAAAAATGGCTTTTTAGGAAACAACTTAACTCCGCCATATCCATATTCTAATCCATTGACTGGATTAACACTATTCCATACAATTACACACTCGTCTTCTGGATGATCCCAATGTAGTTCGTTTGGATCTGGAACAAAATTAAAATCAAAGTCATCTACAATCCAAGCATCAGCATCAACTACATAGAAGTTGTCTGTTGCTGACTGTTCTGCACAAGTTTTATGTACTTCATAGATTCCTTTAACATCTCTTACTTCTTTGATGTTTGGAACAAATTTTGTTAGTCTCTGGTAGTTTTCTTCTGCGTTCCATTCGCCTTGGGAAATAAAAAATACATCTAACATCTAATCAACCTACTATTAACTGATCAACATCAGCTTCTCTAACTAATGGTGCTAGTCTGATAGGATTAAAGTAACTGGCTTTATAAAACTTACTTGCTTCTTCATTTAGTGTAGATATTTCTAAACCCATATCTTGCTTTAATATTCTTCCTAGCTTTTCTACTTCATTGTATAATTTTTTTGTATTCCAAGAGAAGTCGCTTATTACACAATGCTCATCTGTTCCGTAAAACTTTGGAGCAACTTCTTCATGCCAATATTTATTATGCCATTCAAAGTCTCGTACTAGTGTAAAATCAAATTCATTTCTTTTTAGATTTGTCATATAGCAACCTAAACGAGCACCATATATTGCCCACATACCATTCTCTACATCAGAGCCAACACTCATCCATATTAAAAGTCTTCTATGATTTTTATAATTATTTTTCTCTGCTACTTGTCGCCAATCCATAGGCTCACCGTTATGTAATGCTAACTTAACACCTTCTCTAAACCCTGCTCTATATGCTTGGTAAGGAGTTCTATTATTATAAACATCACTATAGATATTGTTTAACTGATGATAATGTATATCCCAGCAAAAGTCAACAGCACCTGCTCCGCTGTCTACTTCTTCATGTGTTCTCATCTGTTCTACTACTTTTACAGGCCACAACTTAATTCCACCATTGCCATATACTAATCCATTGATTACATTTTTACCGGACCAACTTAATACGTCAGCTTCGTGAAACTTTTCTATATCTAGTTCAAGTTCAAAGAAATCTTCTCTTACTTTATTATCTGCATCAATACCAATGAAGCGTTCTGTTTCAGATAGTTTAGCGGCGGCTTTATGGCAAGCATCAGATCCAAATACTCCGTGACTTCTTTTAGCCCAAGGACAAATTGATTGTAAATGAGCCCAATTCTCGTCTGCATTTGGTTCATCGTAACTGATAAACACAACATCATATTCGCTTATAGGCACACTCATGTTTCTACTCCAATATCTAGATTGTTTGCTTTATATAATAGGTTTACAGCTGAGTTGTCTTGCCAATCAGCAATTTCAAAAGGAGCATTTTGCCTTAGCATTAATGCTGGAAGTTCTACCCAGTTAACAAAATTATCTGGGTCATCACCTTTAACGAGAGCACCTTTTATATTTCCTGATATATCATCAATAGGACTACCCGGCGTATAATGACTTTGTGCCCATAGCACATTATCTTTTACATATAGTGTAATATGTGTTCCAGGTCCTGGATGCGAGATTATTGTCTGCATCTCTGATGTTCCGTTAAATGTATAGTATTTTTCTGCTCTTACAAATGTTACTCCTTTAGATACCTTTGAAAAGTTTAAACGTATGTTCTTGTCCTTGTGTATTATATCATCAATAACTAATGGATTAATTATATCCCATAAAGAAAATTCTACATATCCTTTCTCTAGCAAAGGTTGTAACTTAACATTAATGTTTCCTAATAATATATGAGGATCTGTGCTATCTGTTATATAGATTTTAAGTGGAGCCGTTTCTTTATTTTCTACTGCACGAGTTGTCCAGATCCTATTAGGTTCTAATCGTACAATACCTTTCTTAGGAAATAATACAAATTTTAATTCTGGGTCTTTACTTTCTTCGTATAATGAAGTACTATGCCATTCACTATAACTGCTAACTGTATATTCAGATATAGATCGTTTGTCTACTAGATCTAATGCTCCAATTTTTTCATTTATTGTAACAATATAATTATTTTGACTTTCTGTTCCAGACAGTATATTTTGAATTTTAGAATAAGATACACTTAAGGCACTAGGATTATTGTCTTGTGTTCCTGGAGATATTTTAGTAATACTACCTTTATCATTATACTCAACTGACCAAAATTCTTGTTTAGCTCGTTTTCTTTTTCTAACTGCAAATTTAATATCAGCCAT